GCTAGAAATGGCCATAACCAACGGGTACGCAACGCTTAGTCAAATAAAAACCTATCTCTCAACAAGCAGCACAAACGACGACGCGCGGCTAGAAAACGCAATTGAGGCCGCGAGTCGCGCCATAGACACGCTGTGTCGGAGGTATTTCTATTTGACGAGCGGGACTCGTTATTATGAAGCCGAGGCGTCAGACTACATCAGCGTGCCAGACGACATATATAGCATTTCTGCTATATCCATTGATACAGGCAATCGCGTATATGTTGCACTTGCACCTACCGATTATGAGATCGAGCCTGGCCAGGCCCCATACACATCAATTCATACGGCACCTGGCGGAACAAAGTCATTCCCGCTTGGCCGTCGCGGCATCAGAATTACAGGCGATTTTGGATTCTGCGCAACTGGCGCGCACCCCGATGCAATCAACAATGCTTGCCTGATTCTTGCGGTGCGGTATTTCAAGCGTAGAGATGCAGCGTTTGGTGTGCTTGGAACCCCAGAAATCGGATTCCAGCGCATAACCGCGCGTGACCCAGAGGTTAGGCAACTTCTGTATCCATATATCAGGATGACAATGGATGGCTGATTTCACAGTCCAAATTAACGGAATGAAACGGCTTAAGTCAAACCTGGCAAGCCGTTCGTTTGTTGAATATTTGACTTGGCCAGCCGTGCGCCAGACAGGCGAGGCGGGTGTCGAGAGAATGCGGCAGACTGTGCCAGTCTGGAAGGGTGGCCTGAGGCGATCGCTAGGGCAAGTAAATAACCGGACAGAACTGCAGACATCGATTGGCCACGTTAGAAATGTTCCAGTGTATGCGCAGTATATGGAATACGGTACAGGCATCTGGCATCTTGACGAGAGATACGCATCGGCTCCCAGGCAAATTTACTGGCCACCTCCAAAGTATCTAACGGCTTGGGCTACCAGCAAAGGAATGCCAGCATATGCGGTGTCGAAAGCAATTTTTGATCGCGGCGGCTTGCGACCAAGGCGATACGTTCAGTCTGGTGCGCTGCGTGCGCAGGAATATATCGACCGCGCGTTGCCGCACTATTTCAATTCATTCCCAGAAATTGAGGTGTCAGAATGGCGTCGGTAACTGCAATCAGGGATGCGATCGCCGCCCAGTTGGCGCTCATTACAACATTAAATGTTTACTCAGCCGTATCGGACAGCGTTATGGTTCCCGCCGCAATCGTCGGCATTCCGCAATCAATCGAATACGATTACACGTTCCGATCTGCCAACCTCAAGATGATGATCCCGGTTCGGGTTCTTGCCGCTCGCATCCAGGAGGATTACGCGCAGGAATTGCTGGATGCATACATTTCGTATGAAGGTGCGTCGAGTATTCCGTTATCGCTTGGCCTAGACACCCAACTATCCGCGACAGTTCAAACGTCTAGGGTCACGGAGGCGCGTAATTATGGAGTTTACGAGGTCGAAGGTATAAGCTATTTAGGAGTTGAATTTATGCTTGAGGTGATCGCGTAATGACTAAATTTCTCGTGCTGGTCGGTCTTAGCTACGGCAAAAAAAACTGCGCGCCGGGTGAAGTTGTCAGCGACATACCAAGCCAATCAGTTCCTTGGTTGCTAGAGCAAGACGCGATTAAACCGGCTGAGCCGGAGGCGGAGGAATAAACAATGGCATTTGTCCACGGCAAGGGCACATCGGTACTGCTTAATGCGTTCGATGTAAGCGCATTTCTTAATTCCGCCGACCAAACGATTAGCGTTGAAACAGCCGAGACGACCTGTTTTGGCTCATCTGCCAAATCATATGTGGTTGGGTTGCGCGATGGCACGGTTTCGGTTGGCGGGTATTGGGACGGAACGGCAAATGCCGTTGACTCAATTATGGCCACGGCGATCGGCAGCAACTCGTCAAGCGTGCTGAGTATCGCAGATGAGGGCTTGACGATCGGCAATCGCTGCCTTGTGGCGCAGGCGATCGACACCAGCTATCAAATTACTGGCGCTGTAGGTGACGCGGTATCAGTGAGCGCAGAGTTCCAGTGTGAAGGCACGGGGACTGGCGGTTCCGGCGCGTATCGTGGCGTTGTGCTTTCAACCCTTGCCTCACAGACTGGCGCTGGCCCAACCAGCTTGACTGCCGTCGATAACGGCGCGGCGTCAACAAACGGCTTGATTGCAAACCTGCACATTACAAGCAACACGGCATCGCTGACCGTAATCATTCAGCACTCAACCGATAATGTGACCTACACCAACCTTGTGACATTCACTGCCGCGGCAGGCGTTGCGAGTGAGCATAAAATCACCACCGGCACGGTTAATCGTTATCTTCGGGTTCAATGGTCTGGAACAGCAGGTACACGCACGTTCGCCGTGACGGCGGCACGCAAATAGGAGGAATAACAAATGCCCTTCGTTCACGGTAAAAGTACGGATTTCAGGATCGATAACAGTGGCGGTACGCTGACCGACATTTCGCTGTATTGCGACAGCGTGGACTTTCCACAGTCTGTCGAAACCGCCGAGACGACTACGTTCGGAGACAGCAACAAGGATTATATTGTTGGCCTTCGCGACACCACGATTTCGTTTTCTGGCAAGTGGGATGCGGCGCTTGATGCGATCCTCGCCCCGATCCTTGGCCAGACGGCAAGTGTTTCATTCCAGTATGGCCCGGCTGGCTCGACTGTCACCAACGTAAAGTACAGCGGCGAGTGCTTCCTTACTTCATACCAAGTTACCGGCGCAGTCGGAGACGTGGTAACATTCTCAGCAGAGGCCCAGGTTACCGGCGCGGTGACAAGAGGCACCTACTAGAGAGGTGAGCAATGGCGATTCTTAGCATTGAACAAATCTTGGCAGCAGATGACATTCCAAGCGAGGTTGTCCAAGTTCCAGAATGGGGCGGAGAAGTCAAGGTGCGTGGCCTGAGCCGTGCAGCATTCGACGCGATCACGAAGGCGGCAGAGGTGATCATCCCTGCAACCGGCCCTGGTCAGCAGCCAACAACCGGGCGCGATGATGACAAGTTTGCTGAGCATTTGTTCCTTGCGTGTGTAATTGAGCCGAAGTTCAGTGAAGAACATCTTGAATTGCTCAAGGACAAGAGCGTTGCCGCTCTGAATCGGGTGTATGAGGCGATCGGTCGCGTACTGCAAACGGACGTAAACGCCGCAAAAAAAGACTAGCACAAGCAGGGAGCGAGTATATGGAGTTGTTCGTCGCAAGGGAACTTCATATTACTCGCTCTCAGCTTCGGCGCGAAATGTCTACTGCGGAGTTTACGGACTGGGTTGCGTTTTTCTCGCTAGAGGCCGAAGCCAGGAAAAAAGCGGAGAAGCGTAAATGAGCCTAGTCGTCAGAATCCGTGCAGATGTAAGTGCCCTTACAAGCGGCTTCCAGGCGGCGATTCAATCCGCAGAAGCGTTTGAAAAACAATTAAAACAACTGGGTTCGCAGCAGCACGTAATGGGTGCGCTGCGAACCGATTTGTTTTCCACACGCACCGCGCTTGATAAATCGGCAAAGTCGTTTTCTGAGTTTGCCAAGGACGCCGCAAAGGGCGCGAATAGCCTGTCACAGGCAACGGCTAAGCTTGATTCAAAACTGGGCGGCTTGGATGCCACTATCCAGAAAGTTATCGCGTCATTGCGTAAGCTGGCGTATATTAGCTGGGACGCACTTAATCTAGCAATTCAACAGTTTGAAAAATTCCACGCCGCCGCAAACGGAGCGCTTGCACCTGTCGCTGCTCTTGGCAGGGAAGTGGCAGCATCCGCTCGCGATGTTGCTACAGGCACACGCGCAATGCAGCGGGCAGACGAGGCCGTCAGAAGAGCAAGCCAAGCGGTAATGGAAGGCTCAAGCCTGTGGACTCGTTTTGCTGTTTCGCTTGGCGGCGCTTTGGTCGGCAGCGTGGTTAGCCAAATTTTCTGGAGGCTTGGCGATTCAATCATCAGATTGCCAGGGATGATGCTCGAACTTGCAGGAAGTTTGGAGCAGACACAAATTGCATTAAACACGATGGTCGGCAGCGGAGAAAAAGCCAATAAATTCTTAAAAGACATGCAGCAGTTTGCAGTTGAAACGCCGTTTGAGTTTGAAGGGCTCATGAAGGCGTCAAAACTGCTAATGGCGATGGGAATCAACAGCAAGGCAATCCTGCCAATGCTGCGCGCAATTGGTGACTCTCTTGCCGCTGTCGGTGGTACAAGTTACCAGATCGAAAACGTCTCGCGCGCCCTCGCTCAGATGGCGGCTAAGGGCAAGTTGAACGCCGAGGAATTAAACCAGCTTGCAGAAAACGGCATTCCGGCAGTTGATATGCTTGCCAAGAAAATCGGCGTCAGCGCTGGCAAGATTATGGAAATGGCTGAAAAAAGCCAATTGGCCGCTGCGAAATATCTGCCAATGCTCGTCAATGAAATGGAGCGGCGATTCGGCGGTCAAATGGAGAAGCAGAATAAAACGATCACCGGCTCGCTCGCG